GTAGCAAATGAGCGCCGAAGTGCTCGCGACTCCCGTCGACTTGTATATCACCGCTCCACGAGCGGTAATGGTTGAAGAACTCCACGTCACGTCTGCTGCGTCAAAGACTCCCTCATTGTCCGTTGTGTCCACGGTCACGGTCTTGGACGCGAGTGTCGCGCCACCTGCCGTGTACCCCGTGCCCGAGACTTCGTTTGTCACGTCGTCAAAGAAGTCGTGGGTGTCTTGGTTTGGCGTGTACGATGAAGTCACAAGGGCAACCTTTATCGTGTCGGTGTCGAGGTCAATCGAACCGTCCATGATTTTGCCCTTGAAGCTGTTGTAGATTACGTCTGCCATGGTTTTATGACTCTAATGCTGCTTCAAGCTCCCCGAGGAAGTCCTCGCCGTGGAACTTGGCTGCCTTGCTTTTCAATTCGACCACGCGCCCCATGAGCGCCGCCTTTCGTGCGTCCATTTCTGATACCTTCTCGGTAAGTCGAAGTACTTGGTGTTTGTACTCGTCTCGAGAAAATACCATGTCCCCGTCGAGTGTTCGGAATGAAATACCTCGACGCTCCTCGCTTGCCGTTCGCGCCTTCTTCTTCACGGCGTCGGGAAGCTGTGGGTATGCCTTGGTACGAACTGCCCGTGGGTAGCTCATGTACGCGGCAACCGCTTCCTCGACGGAAGGGCGTGCGGTGATGTCGGAGACTGCTGCCTTGATTGTGTCTTCCATAAGTATTTAGTAATTTTGCCCGTCGTTGTACGGGACTTTGCCGGTAATGACTCGCACGGCGTTCCTGCCGCGGAGCTTGTCGTATAGGTCTTCGAGGTCGATTTCCACCTTCTTCTCGTCTTCGGTGAGCGGAAGGGGTTTGTCTTTTGACGATTTGTAGGCGATTGAAACCTTCTTTGCAAGTACTTTGTGTGTTGCTCGTGGAAGCCGGACGACGTTTGTTGCGCTCGGAACTGACAAGTCTGCGCTGTCGCTCAAGTCTGCTTCGACGTAGTCCTCTGGGTACACCTCCAATACGACTTTGAGCCCGTCGGTGACGGCTTGAATGTCGTCTCCGGTAAGGAGATAGATTTGTGTACCGTATATGAGGTACCGCGGTTCCTTGCCTGCAAACTCATTTTTGATGTGGCTGTTCTCCATAAGGGGCATGTTGCGCCCTTCAAAGTAGCCAAAGTCAATTTCCCGCAAATAACTCCAATTCGTGCCGTCGAGTTTTGCCGCCACATAGCGGATACTCTTGAGCAAGTCCTCGGGGTAGGTGTAATTGCGGACGTTTGCTTCGAGATTTCGCACGTCCTCCATGTCAAAGTACCCTTCGTCCACGTTCGCAACGACCTTCTCTGCAATATCGTCCTTTTCGACGTTCAAATACGTCAAAATATCACTGTTCGACAAAGTCGTTGAGTTGGTTTTCGTGTACTTTCGTACCAATGCTGTGAAGGTTGCGCCTGTCATACGTTTATGTGGAGCTCCTCACCCTGTCCTTGCCCCCGTAAAGGGGCAAAGCAGGGCTTGGAGCGTTAGACTACGCTGCTACTTTGACTAGAATGTAGTCAAATGAACTTGCTGCGTCGTCGACTGCTGCGGTTGTTGGGTTGAAAAGCCCTACGGTCACAACACCTGACGCGGTCACGGTAGCTTCTACTGTGACGAGTCCGGTTGCGATTGCTCGTGAGCTCAAGAACACAACGTCTCCGGTGTCCGCACCTGAAATGCCGAGTGTGACGGTACCGACTGCCCCTGCTGCGATTGAAGCGGGGTCTGCCGATGTCACGGTTCCGATTTCAATGTCGGCTCCGAGAAGGTTTCCTGTTGCTTTGATTGCCATAATTCTGACGTGAGTTTACTTGTAATTATCCAAGTGCGGCGAGCTTGTCTGGGTTGCGGTCGAGACGGTACTCCGAGCCAATCTTTCCTTCTGACTCGAGGTTCGCTTTGACCACTTCCGCGACTTGCATAGGTACTTCGACGAAGACTCCGCGCTTGATAGCCATACGGTAGCCGTTGAGGTTGACCACAAACGGTATTTTGTCCGCTGACTCCGGCGGGACTCCCTGTTCAAGCGGTATCATGACTGACACCTTTGGTTGCTTGTCGAGGTGTGCCTTCATTTTCTGTACGTCGTTTCGCCACTCTTTTTCAATTTGCTTGTCGTTCACGGTTTCATTGCCTGTTGGTACGGGTTCAGTCACCGTCTCGACTTCCTCCACTTCTTCTGGCTCTGCTTCTGGTTCTTCCGGAGTTTCCACTGGCTCGGCTCCTTCGAGCCGAGCGAGTAGCTCCTCCTTGGTTCCGGTCGCTGTGAGCCCCCTCTCCTTTGCTGCGGCTTTCAAGTCCGCGTAGGTCATATCTGCGTAGCTCATAGTTTTGACGTTATTCCTTCTAAATGGGGTTGGCTAGGGCTTGTCGTCCCTATTTTTCACTACTACTAGCTCGATACTGCGTGCTGTAGACAAACGATGAAGTCTTGGTTGAGGATTTTCGCAACGAATGTTGCCTTCCAACCGGTCGTTCCTCGCTGGTCAAGTGGGTCTGCGGTTCCTGCGGAGCCAAGTGGCTTCACAATGTTCTGCAATGCCGCACCTGAAATGCGTGATACTCCGTATGCTTCCGCTCCCATAATGAGCGTTGCATATACGTCGATACCACCGTTTCCTACGCCGGTGAAGATTTTTGCGTTTGGTGTTTCCACGAAACGAACGTCACCGAGCTTTCCTACTTCACCTTCCATAACTGACATTGAAGCCGAGTACTTTTCTACTGGTACCCAACCTGTCTCGTCCTGTAGGTCGTAAGTGGTTGAAGGGTGCACAATACCGATGTATGCGGGAGCTACTGGCTCTGTCGCTACTCCGGTCGTTGCTGCCACCATGCGAGTAATACGACGCGCCTTGTTGTTCTTGAGTGTACGAACTGCCTTGCGAACTTCTGTTGCGGTGATGAGGTTTGAAGTCGTGATAGCGGGCTGTGACACCTGTCCAACGTAGGTGATTGTCGTTGCTGCCGCGAGTACGTTGCGAGCAAGTTGGTCAAGCGTATCGCCTGCTTGGTCGCCAAGTACCTCTGCGAACTCGGTGAGTGTTGAGTCGACTGACTCATAATCCACCACGTCACTGAATGTCACGAAGTCGCCATACTGCGCTACTGTAGCGGTGATGTCGGTGACGCTCATTTGTGAACCTGCTGGTGTGACTCCCTCTGAAAGAGCGGTCGTAGCAGCGGTCAAGTTACCGTATCGACGGAACTTGATAGTGCTTGAGCCCGCCTTCTGCGGAATGTCTCGAACTTGTCCAAAGCGTGTGTGTACGAAAAGCGGTACTGCACGCATAAGGAGTGTGCGGCTGTAGAAGTTGTTTACTTCTGCGGCGATTTGCGTCCTTGTAGTAGTTGCCATATCTGCGTTTTTTTTGCTTGTAAATGACTAAAGTGAGCGCTCTATGCTGTTTGACCGGTTTTGACTTTGTCGACTTCTGCTTTGAACTCGGCGTCTGTCATGTCCCAAACTGGCTTCTTGGCTCCGGTACCCGAGGTACTGTTGCCGCCAACCTTGGTTTCGCGGGCTTTCCGGTCTGCGTCCTCTCGGCGTTTTGCACCGATAGTGAGGAGCTGTTTCCCTGCGACTGCATACATTAGCTGTTCCGTAGGTACGTTCTTCCATGAAGGGTGACGCGCCCACTTCTCTGCCTTTGCCACAAACTCTTTGAAGTCTGGGTTCTGCGAGACAAACTCGTTGATTTCGGAGCGTATCGTTTGAGCTTCGCGTTCTTCCTCGAATGGTTGAAGCTTTCTGGCTACGACCTTTTCGATGATTTTCGCGTCCTCTGGCGACACGTCATCGTCTCCTTCGTCTTCTGCTTCCCCCTGCTCCTCGTCGTGTTTCGTTCGCTCGCGCTCTAGCTTGCGACCGCGACGGAGTGCTACCCAATCTGCGTTTGTGCGAGGTTTCCGCGTTGGCGGTTCCTCGTCCTCTTTTTGTGCAGTCTCGGCTCCGGACTTGTCGGACTCCTTTTGGGAGTTGTCCTGTCCTTCTTCCGAGCTGTCGGTATTTGCTTCATTAGCGTCCGACTCGCTAGTCTCACCCTCGGTACCTGCACCTTCCGTGGTGGTGTCTTCTTCTCCCGTAAACATTGCTTTTTTTGGTTATGCCCTCGACTGATATGAAAACGGGGTTCAAAAACATATCGGTCGGTTGGCGTGTCTCCCACGTCGACTAAACGTGAGGTTTGAGTCCGACAAGGACTCGCAGGGGGAAGCTTTGTGAAGGAGCGTCGCCAACCCCAAACAAAACTTCCCTTTGCGAGACTATGTCGTATCTTTCAAAGAACCTGCTCCCTCTCGGCTTTTATCGGGCAAAAACCCATGACTATATGGGTCATAGTCCGACGTCACCGGTCGACGTTCCTCTCCCTCGAACTGTCTGATGAGCTCGTGGGGCTTCTCGAGGAGCTGCGTGATTTGCGCGTGTTGCACACGGAGCTCGTCGAGCTCCTTCTCCTCGAGTGTCACACTCCGCACCACGTCGATTTTCGTCACAATAGTCTTCTCGATGATAGCGAGATTGCCCTCGAGGATTTGCTTCATGAGCTTCCACCCTGCGCTCGCGAGGAGCTCTTTGAGGTAGTGCGCGTACTGCTTGCGCGACTCGAGTGTCACGTTTCCAAGGTCAAACGACTGATGAAAGTCGAGTGTTTGTACCGTCTGCTGTTTTGTGACTTTCTTTTTCATGGTTACATTTGTGGCATTGAACGTGGTGCGTTTCCGGTGCCCTCGCGTGTCGGTTGCGGTAGGTTACCGTCCGGAAGCCCCTGTGTTGGCTGTCCCTGCTGTGGCATGAGCTCTGGTTGGAGCTTTTGGAGTATGAGCGCTCGCTTGTGCGCGTTGATGTGCGCGGTCTTCACCGGTGAGTCCGGAAGTTTATTGTGTATCTGCATGTGACCGTAGTGGTCGTCCTGTGGGAGCACAATGGCTTTCTTGCCCTCGTTGATGAGCGCGTTCTCCTCCTCGGCTCGGAGCTCGTCGATTGTAGGGGGAAACATTTGCTCGACGAGGTCGGTCTTCATACCAATGAGCTTGCCGTAGTGACGGAGTCCGGAACGGATTTGTGCGGTTGGGTCTGCGACTGCCATTTTGAGGTAGTCACGGAAAAGCTGCGCGTCGTTGAAACGCTTGGCGTCGGCAATGGCACGCGACTCAATCTTGATGTCGGGGTCTGCATGACCGTCTTTGACGATGAGGTTTTCCTTCTTGAATGGACGCCATGACGCACCCAAGGCACCTACAACACGGACGACCTTTTCGTCGATGTCCTCTGCCATGTGGTCTTTGAGGTGTCGGTACCACTCCTGCCAAAAGCGCTTCTCGCTCCACCCAAACACTCGTGCTGCGAGTCCATAGCGACTCTCGGAGCCCTGTGCAACGAGTGAGTCCCGTGTAGCGGTCGAGTCATTGTCTGGTCGCGCTCCCTGCTTGATGTCGGGGGTACCGGTAGCTCGCTGTGCACCGATGTCGAGTGTGTCCATGATGAACGACACGTCCTGCTTGATGTGGTCTTTCGTAAGCGGAACGACGGCTCCGGCGGGGCTTCCCTTCACCGGAATGAACTTGTTGAACTCAAAGTTGAAGTCGGTACGCTCGTCGACTTTGTTCTTGTCGAATAGGTACATGGGGTGCAAGTTTGCCTTCACGCCCTTGAGTGAAAGGTTGAGCGCGACGGCACGAGCACGTTGTTTGTCTTCGACGAGGTCTGGAATTGAAACGCTGTCCCATGAGTTAGGAATAGGGAATAGCACGCGGTCGACGATAGGAATGTGCCGGTATGCGAGCTCATGGTAGCGAACGACACGTCGCCCGTCCTCGGCAATAGCGACGTACACGAGCTTCCCCTTCCACCGTGTAAAGCCCTCGCGCACGCGGATTGTCTCATTGTCTCCCACGACGTTTGAAAACTTCTGAACGTCGGTGAGTCCGGCTGCTTCGGCGGTCATACGCATGTACTGGTCGAGCGGTGAGCGGGTGTCCTTGGCTGATACGCTGCCCTTGAGGTCTTCAAAGTTGAAATACACCTCCATGTCGCGCATGTCCTGTTTCGTCATGCGAACTTCTCGGTATATAAAGCGTGCCTTCCCGCGTCCGGTGCGGTCGCCGTTTACACTCGACGCTTCGGGGTCACGCACAACGGTCATGGCGTTCCATACATGCGGTGCCGGTGTGAGTGTGTCCTTGTCCCACTGGTATGTACACAAAAGCCCGCGTCCGAAAAAGCCCGCTTCAAAGTCCCACTCGTAGTCGATAACGTCCTTTCCCATGAGGTCGTAGTCGTAGTCGGCTGCGAGCTCGAGGTTCTCGGCTACTTCGTCGTCACCAATCTCCCGTGGAGAGAATGACGCACCGAGCCGGTCTTGGTAGAGCGCTGCGAGGACGGTCTGAAATATAGAAAAGAGCGTGGTGTCACCAACGCTGTCCTTGTCGCGCTTCTGATTATTGTAGAGCTTGAGCCGGAGCGCCCATTCTTCCCACTTCGGCTTCATGTGCCACCACCCTTGGTTCCACTCGGACTCGCATTGCTTCACGAGCTCGGAGTAGTCGGTGCCGGTACCTTCGGCTTCCTCGACTTTTTCTACTTCAAGAACTTCTTTGTTTTCTTTTGTGGGTGTTGCCATATAAAAATATCGCCATAAAAAGCCCGAATGAGCTTGGCGACGTGCTTGTTTTATTATTGTCTACGATTTCTTCTGGTCGAGGATATGGTCAATCGTAGTTTCTGCGAACCGTGCTATGTAGTTGGTGGCGTCGAGGATTTGCTTTTCAGTGTAGTCCCGACGGAGAAGCATTTGCCACCACTCCTTCACAATGGTCACGCGAGCTGTGTAGATTTCACCCTTGATAACTGCGAGGTACTCGAAGTCGGTGTCAAAGTTTCGATAGTAAACTTTGCAACCTCGGTACTCGGCTGCTTTGAGAGTGCGTACTTTCATGGCGACACTTTCATTGTACCATATTCGATAAAAGTCAATACGCCTTCCGTGGAGAAAGGTGTGTATATCGTGTGCTTTTTAGGAGCCGCCACCGATTGCTCGGTACGGAAGTCACGCGAGGAGACTGACGACTCCGAAAAAGAACGCGAACGAGTCAATTATACTATAAACTCTTGAAAAAGTTGCGTTGCTGTTCGTTTTCTGCGATTGCGTTCTTGATGTGACGACTGGTCACAAGCTGATTTCCGGCAATGCGTTTCTCGTATTTCCGGTATGCTTTGTTGTTGTTCGTGACTTTGTACTTCTCGTCGTGTTGAAGGAAGCCACACTCGACGCAATAATCCCACTCTTTGAAGTAGTATGGTGCTTCGAGGTGACGTTCAGTTATGAAGTCGTGCTCTCGATGTTCCATGAGTGAGCTACACTTTGGACACTTTTTGTCACGGTACATGACGACGTATGATTTTCTTTTCATGTTTCTTTCAATTATGCTCGGGTACAGAACGTCTAAAAGCCCGTCGTTGAGACTGACTTTTCCTCGTCGATTTGCTCCGCGAATATGTTGGAACCGACTTGCTCTCGACTGTCCGATACAGTCACTCTCCCCTTCGGGATTTCAAATGTGCTGTATGGCGAGTGTGTATACGCTCGTGAGTCTAGGACAACGTATACAGTGACCTTATATGCCGCGGGTGGCGAGTTGCTGCTCGACCTCATCAGTCTATAAGTCCCAAAGAATTGAGTTGGCGTCCACGGAGTAGTCGCTTTGAAAGCGACTACCTTGTATGGCTCCTTGGGTTCGCCCCACCATACGCCGCAGAAATACGAAAAAAACACGCAAAGCGCGTGCCTTTAGTGTTTACATACTATGTTGTGAACGCGAGGTACTGCCATACCCACATTCACGTTCACAACACAATATGCAATTTTGATTGGATATGGCATTGACACCATGATACCACACATGACGTCTCTGTGAAGTACCGAGTTGTCCACATATCCCCATACTTATACACAAACGCCACGGGCTGTATGTCGTGGCGTTTGAGTGAAAGTAGGAGTCGCGTCTCCCACCTAGCACGTCTCCATTGCAAGCTGCTCTCAAACTTGCCCCTTCATTATCTCATTTTATGAATACGGGTCAAAGCTTCCTATCCCCATGGTCGACGCCGGAGCACGTCGTACCTCCTCATAGAACGCGGGCTCTTGGAACAGTAGGCGTCCGGTACACTCAATGACGTGGTCGTCCTTGTCGACGGGCTTCTCCTTCCGGTCACGCTCCATGGCGGCACGTCCTTTCCACTCCTGCCACCGATAGTGCTCAATCTCGAATATGAAACGCTTGCAAGTGTCGAAGACGTAGAGCTCTGGTGGCTTGAGCATGTCGCCGTTCACCTTCCGGTAGTCGATTGCCATACGGATACGCTCGTCGGCTGCGGCACGGGCTTTGGACGCTTCAATGTACACAAGTCCTTCGTCAAGGAGCATGGTCGCAAGGCACCGCTCGGTGTGTTGGTCGACGATGAAAGCGCTCGGGTCACATAGAAACGGCTCTGCCATACGGTACTGTGAGTGCTTCTTCTTGAGCGCATACGCCAATTCTTTCACGGTAGCGGGGTTCTCGTAGTACTCGTCCACAATGAACTTCCTGCCCTTCCGGTCGACGGCGAGCCACACTCCGGCGTCTTCATTGCGTGGGTGCGGGTCAAGTGCGTGATACACCAAGTACTCACTCGGGTCGAGCGCAAAAGGTTTTATGACGTGAATGTCTCTGCTCCAATTTTTATACACAAGTCCGACGAGGTGTTGAAACTTCCCGAATACTCGGGCTTGTCGTTCGTCGTCTGGATATTCTGCCACAATTTGCACGATATGGTCATGGTCGAGGTGTCCACGGACGCCATGCGTCTTACAAACGCTCTCCACGTCTGCGGTCGTGTGATACACGCGACGGCTCACCTTCACCGGCTCGTCGCCTTCTCGGAGCTGTACGGTCGTTTCCACTTCTCCCTTCGCAAAAAGGTCATACAAGTGCGCGGAGCCGGAAATAGGTGTTGCGGTAATGATTATCACCCCTCCGCGTCGCATACGGGCAATGGTGGCTTTGAGAAGGGCGTCTGGTGGCGGTTCGTCAAACCACGCCCACCCCAATGTGACTCCTTCAAACTGCATGGGGTCTTGGTCGTAGGTCATGATGTCCCACTCCCAACCGGTATCAGTCTTGAAACGGCTCTCGTAGTGCTTCCCTGCCTTACTCGTCGTGTACCGGTTCTTCGGGAGCCACGTCTTGAGCTCGTTCACCACGTTCTTCTCGACGAGGTCGCTCTCGGTCACAATACGTCCCCGCTTGAGGTATTCCCACTTCTCGAAAAGCCCACCACGAAACCACGGATTGTTCCCCGAAAATGCAAGGTTCGCAATGATGTTGGTCGCGAGTGCGGTCTTCCCGACGCCGTTCGCTGCGGATAGAAACAATATGAAGTAGTCATTGCTTGCAAAAGCGTTGATGAAGTCCTCCGCGACTCCGGACGGCTCGTAGTACCGGTACTGCTCGTTCACCTTCCGGTACGCTTTGAGCTCCTTCGCCCATGCCTTGAGCTCTGCGGGGTCTGTGGGTCTAGGTGGTGCCTTTTGCATAATAAATGTTTTCTGCTACGCAATGCTCGATTTCATGCTGAAAAACGTGTGCTTTGAGTCCTTCGATGTCTTCCTCGACGGTCTTGAGCCATGTGAAGCCAAAGAATGACACGGGATACTGGTACCGGACGCGGATTGCAAAGAGTCGCGTCATGTTCTTCTGCCGATTAGCGGGGAAACTCATGCACCCTTCCGTTAGCTTGTAGGTGTTGTCGATTTCGTACTCGGTCATGACGTCCTTGAGCTCACGCTTCCCGAGCTCCTCGTTCCATACCGTCTTACGCTCTGGCTTGTGCTTCTTCACCTTGGTCGGTGCGCTCACGATTTCCGGATTGAATACCCGCCTGTCCTTGAAACGGCTGTTCTTGAAGCTGCCGCGGGGGTCGAGAAAGTCCTTATGCACCACAAAAAGCGCCTTGGGAGCGGTTGAGTCGGTCACTTGGGAGTGTGCAATAGCCCATGCCTTGAGCCCGTACTTCTCCTTCCACCCCACTTCCTCGGCGTCCATGAACGCCTGTATCTCGTCTGCGAGCCCGATGTCTGCGCGTGTAGCCGGTACTGCGGGCGCATAAATGCCCGTGCCGGTGTTCTTGCGTGTGTATTTGAAAAGTTGCATGGCTATACTCGATATTCCTTGTAATGGTCACACTCGACGCCGAAGTGAGCCCATAGCGTGAACCCTGCCTTCTCGAGCTTCTGGCAAAAGTCGACGTCCTCGCCAACCTCCATGAGCCCGTCTGCGTCGTACTGAAACTTGAACCACGGTGCCGGTATCGTCTCGAGCACCTTCCGGTCGATGAGGAGAAAGCCCCCTCCCGTCCGGTCGATTTGAATGACGGTACCCCATGGGATTGTGCCGACCTCTCCTCCTACTGGCTGCATGAGCTCCTTGCCGTCTGGCTGTGGCACCGCTTCGTAGGTCACGGCAACGCGCTTGTCGTCCCGTCGGTGGTGGTATATGCCCGTGATTGCGTCCTTGCGCTCCGCTATGAGCTTTTGAAGCCCGTCCTTGGGTGGCACGACGTCCGAGTCTACAAAGAGCAAATGCGTGTGCTCTGTCTCGAGGAACTTCTTGACGCAATAATTTCGAGCGGTGTCATGCGGGATTTTGAACGACGGAGCGTAAAACCCCACCTCCTCGACTCCTTCCGGTGGCTGCATGAGCGTCGCTATGAGCCACTGTGCGAGCCGGATATGAATGTGCCCCATGTTGGGGACGGCAACAAGGACGCTGCTCATACTACCCACGGAGAGACAACGGTGTTTCCCGCTTGGTCTGTCTCAATCAAAATGAAGTCTTCGTCCTTTTTCTCCACGCCTTCCTTCACCGGAAAGCCGGATATTGCTGCGATTGCGTAGTTTTTGACGTACTTACGCTCGACCTGTGAGCTCGTGCTCATGTTTGTGGGCTTGTGCACGATAATGACGTGCACCCGCTCGTCGCCAAGGATAGGGAGCACTTCTTCCTCGATGAACTTCTTTGCCTGCTCCGTGATTGTGTCGTCCACCTTCACGTCGAGCTTGTTGACGTGTACCTTCACGGACTTTCGCCCGTCGCCGTGGTCTATGTTTTCAATTTCGTGGCTCATATTTTGATTTTCTCCATGACGGTCGTCGTTGGGTAGCGTTTTGCGTATGCTGCCGTAACGAACTTTCCGGTCTTTGCGCTCCGGAACTTGTAATAAAACTTTGCTTTTGCTTTTTTCATGTATCGCATTTGTACACGACCACTTCACCGGAAGCGGTCATGAATAGCTGATAATGGTCTTTGCCCGCCTTCTCGGAGACAATACGAATGTCCTCGGGACGTCCGCGGTCAATCTCGACGCACGGCTCCTCGGCTTTCGGCTCCGGTTCACGCGAGAACTCGAGCTTCACGAACTCTGCAAGGGTGATGATACCCCACAAAGCAAAGCCAAGGACGGTGAGAATGATTGCTGCGTCGGCAATTTTGGCGACTTTCTCGTTCATTTCTTTTTGAAAAACTTATCCTGCTCCTCGATGATACGGTCGAGCTCTGCGTCGGTCATTGTCTCCTTTGAGAGACGAACGTCGAGACGGTCGGTGATACGTTGCTTGAGCTTGTTGTACTCTGATATTGCTTTCACTTTCACGGTGAACTCTGCGTCCTGTGTAATGAGCTTCTCGAGTTGCTTGTCGACAAACTGGTCATTGAGTCCACGACCTTCAAACAATTCGTCAATGCGTCGCAAAATGTTATCGTTTGTAAGCAAGCGGTGAGCCGCGACTTTCACGGAGTCATACGTCATGTAGTTTCCTTTGCCCTCCGGTTTCTTTCCCTTGTATATCGTAACGTCGAACCCTTCTATGTAGCTCTGTATACCATTCCCGAAAAACTCTCGGTCACTGGCAAAAAGCTCGCAAAACGCTTCTTCCTTTGCGGTGAGCCCGTCCTCGTTTTTATACTTACTCCTGCCGGTGCTCTGTTCCTTCTTCTTTCCTTTATTCAAAAGAGCGTCCTGCTGCCTTTCCTTGAGCGGCTTGAGTTTTTTCACCGGTTTTTCTTGTGTCTCTTTCATGTTCGGGACGTAGGTATTGCGCCTACTTCTTCACGTTATGAGCGTGACGACTTACTTCTCGTCCTGTCCCGCAAGGTGTGGGGAATGTACGTTGCTCGCCCACATGGTCGGTGCCTTCGCCTTTTCTCGGTGACGCTGTCGATTTTAGCAGAACGCATACAAAGCACCCACTACGTCAAGTATATCACACGCTCGAGCGCTCGCTTTCTCTATCCACACTATGAACCCTTCCGCGGTTCCTTCATGGGTACGTCCTTGTCTGACGCTCCACACGCACACTGGTACACTTCCACCTTCCGGTCAAAGTCGAGTCCCATGTTCCGGATAGGTTGCCTGCATACAAGGCAAATGGGTACGGGCTGTAGGTTGGGTGTCTGTCCGGTCATGGCTTCACGCGGATACCGTATTCTACATTGTCACCGTCGACCATGAATATCTCGTGGCTGTTATCGCCAAAAAACCCATTGAGGTACGTCTTGTATTGCGGGCACCGGTACACGTCCACGAACTTTGGCTCCCCTGTCGCGGGGTCAAATGGGCTCGTATACTTCCACCATGTCCCCCCACCTGAGTCGTACATGTGAACTTCCACGGACGAGCCGCGCTCTGATGTTTTGATAAGCTTGAGCCCGCATTTAGGGCAAAATTGTTTGATTGTTTTCATAGTGGACGTGACCGGAGTTGAACCGGCTGCACACTTGTTATTCCTACCCACGAAAAGCGAGAAACTGAAAAAATATGTCTCTCAAAATATGAGGTATTCCCAAACGCCTGTGGTGTTTCCCGTGTAGAACACGATACTCAAGGTACCGACCTTCCCACGCCCATGACCGGAAGCGCTACATACGCTTCACGGTGACTTTGACTGGTAACGTGAGTGTGAAAGTCTGCTCCTTTTCTTCGCTCCACGGGACGTTGATTGTACGGTCAATTTTTATGGTGACGTCGCTCAAAAATTGCTTTCTGACGCCGTTCTCTGCTATCCAATACCGAGGACGCTCGAGGTGTGTCTCAAAACCCTTCTTTTTCATATCGAGGAACGCTTCTTTCCTCTCTCTGGCGGCTTTGATTGCGTCTCTGATGTCCTGTACCGGCTTCTCGAGTGACTCTGCCATTTCCTCGATTGAGTCAAATGACTTGAGCGCTCTGATGTAGTTGATACCCTCTGCGACGAGCTTGTTGCTTGGCATACTAAAAGTCTTTATGCGTGAGCGAGTAACAACGACGGGTTCCCCCGTTGAGCTTCGTGAGTGAGCTCCCGCGAATGGGGAGTCTCTTTCCGGTCAAAATGAACTTGAGTTGGTCGATGAGACGGAGTCTCGGGGTGTGTGTTTTCATGTTGCTATATTTTTATGCTTCGTGCTCACAAAAACCGAATAATTCCCGCTGCCGTTTGCAGGAGTGGTCGTAGCCACAAGTTTGACTCTTGTTCCTAGCCCAAGCAATAAGCGTTTGGATAACGAGATACTCTACTTGTCCCTCCTTGTTCACTCTACACACCCAATACTTGAGTGGTATGAATGTTGGTGGGTACTTCTTGAATGTAATCATGTTGGCGACATGTGAATGATAAACTCCTCCGTACATTTTACACGCTCGCCCGCTTGCCTGCAAGTTTCTTTGTGTGTATAGCAAGGAGCGGGTCTGCAATACGGCGAAAGTAAGCCGTTCTTTCCTGCTTTTCGTCGTTTGTTCCGGACGTTTTCTCTATGTGCTCAAGTGTTTTTCGGTAGAAAGCCGGCGTCATGTTCGGCTCTTTCCAATCACTATCTCGCTCGATGAACTCGATGTGCTGTTTCATACTCACTTCAAATTATCTTCATTGGTAATTGAGTCTACATAAAATGTTTCTATTCTTGTTGGCATTTCTTCTATTCCGTCAAAGTAAACTAAAGCACGTTCTCCTGTTCCGCGAGAGCAGTAGAGAAAATAATCGTCATACATTGGCGATATTTTCAATCGTTCTATTACAAAATAGTCTGGTGGTAGGTATTCTTTCATACTCACTTCAAATTATCTAATAGTGTGTCTAGGATTTTGTGGACATCGGTGATTGCTCTTGCGTACTCAATGTCGGTGTCTCTTGGTGAACCCCGTAGTGCTTCAATGTCAAACTTCACATCTCCCACCCTCTCCTTCCAGTAGGTGTCACGGGAGGAGAGGAGTAGGTCGATATTGTCGAGCGTCATAACAAGAGTATCTGGTTCAAAGTAATCTGCTCGTTGTGCGTGCGTTCTCCACTCTGTATCTGGTGTGGTCTGTAGTGTGTGACATGGGCAATGACATCTAGAACTATCTGTACATTGGATATGGTTGTGCTTTTCCGAGCAACACCACCGACAGCATAACTCCTTGCTTCCTTTCTCTGTATCTGGTGTGTTCATAGGTGTGTTACTTATCTTGTAATAGGGCGATGGTTTGTCTCTCATACTCACTTCACTCTTTCGGGTGGTCGTAGTGCTCGCTCTCGCGGCGCTCTCGCTCTCCCCGCTCATAATCTGCTTCTTGGGTGTCTTGGTACTCGATTGCTTCGTATTGTGGTTCCATGCCTTTTGATATTCGCTTGTAATTGCGTGCCGCGTACTTGAGCACCTTCTTCCGGTACTCCGTGGGGAGACTGAACACGGCGATTTGAAGTGCGGCGAGTTGGTGCCGTGTGTCTTCATTGCGTGTCCGCTCGTTCATTTCGTTGACGCTGGTCATACCTGTTGAGCTTCATACTCTGATACCTTCGGGAGCTCCGTTTCTGGTGCCGTGCTGTCGTCGATTGTCTTGTGCGGGTCATAGTCTCCGTCCTCGTCCTTCAATTCGTCGAGCTCGACGAACTCCTCGAAGAACTGCTCGCTCTTGGCGAGGATTTCACCGGTAATGCCGTGAATGACGATTTGCTGTGGTGCGGTGCGACTTCCGTTCACAAACTGCTCCATGCGCTCGAGGTTGATACCCCAATAGCCCTTCTTCTTGCCGTCTGGCTTGTAGAAAAGCCCACCAAAGTACACCCAATACCCTATGTTGGCGTACACTCCGGCGCTTCCTCCACCAAGTAGGTGAGAGATTTCCTTGGTCTTGTACTCGTGAACTCCATTTGCGACGCACCAATCGTAGACTGCCTTCATGCGCTCGACGGTGAGCTTGTTGAACGCGACCTTCTTGTCCGCGACGGTACTGTCGCAGCACGGGCATACCTTCACCTTGTTCCGCTCCTCTGACACGAGCTTCCGGACGGCACGAATGACGTCGACGCTTTTCACGGGACTGTGAACGAGGTTGAGCTCGGAGTCGATTGAAGGGAGTCGGCTTTTGATGTATGAATGGTCTTTGTTTTTAGCCATTTTCCATGTATTTCATGACTTCTCGTAAATTGTCGCGGAGTCGCTGCATAGCGTACTTCGCCTTGGGGTCGACGTATGTCTGCAAGGTTTCGACGTTTCCTTTCATACGCTCTACCCAATCTTCGGAGTGCATAACGACAAGCCACTCGTTGTCCGGCATACCGTCCACATGAATGAACAGTACCGGCTCGTTCTTTTGTTGCATTGCCGAGTACTCCACTTGTTTCCACCATTCCATGAGTGAGACTTTTTTTGCTGCCTTACTCTCAATGGTGAGGTTCATATTGTTTCCGATGTCTCCCCGCTCGAGGTGACTGCCGGAGCTCGCGTCCTTCCATGCTTTGAAGCCGTGCGAGTTGAGCCAATTTGCAATTTTGTTCTCCCACACGTTGCCCTTTTTCTTGGCGTTTGTCATTTGCTTTTGAGCTTTAGACTGTACCAAACGAACGCGGTGTAGTTGCGTATGCTCGGGTCTTTCTTCTTCCCGAGGAGCGCGTGTAGGTCTGTTTCCGACCATTTGAGTATCTTCGAGTTGATTGCGAGCACCTTCGCGAGCTTCTTCTTGTCGGCTGCGCTTCCGGTGGTCTGCTCGACGATTTGCTCGATGAGCATTTCACGGTTCGAGCGTGGTGTGGTCACTGACTCCCGCTTGAGGTGGTCAAAGTTGAGTGCTTTCATACTGCTGATAACTTTAGTTTCTCCTTGATAGTTTCGCTGCTCGGGTGCGCGTCGTGTTCGAGTCCGAGTTGGTCAAGGAAGTCCCAATAATGCTCCCAACGTGGCTCCATTGAGTAGGTGTCCCTCCATAGCTTGTATAGCTCCTCGTTCGGTACCGGAGCGCCATTTTCTTGAGCCCACGAGACTCCTGAGCATCTCGTATGCCGTCTTCTGCTTGAAAAAAAAAAAA